TGTATAAACAGCAACCCCGCCTGGGCAAATTGTCAGTCACAAACTGATGAGTTTCCCTCCGTTGGAGTTTCTATTTTAAAAGAAGCTTTCAACGTAGTTCAAGGCAACGAGATCGTGTTTGTACCTAAGAACGCTAAAACTCACAGGATAATTGCTAAGGAGCCTACTGTAAACTCATATTTACAGAAAGGCTTTGGCAACGAAATCCGCGAGCTTATGCGCTGGAATTGCGGAATAAACCTTCGGGATCAAACCGCTAACCAGAAGTTAGCAAGGCACGGGTCATTATATAATGACCTGGCAACCATTGACTTAAGCGGAGCTAGCGATACGATTTCTTTTGAACTCGTACGTTTCCTCTTGCCTGAATCGTGGTTCAGTCTTCTTGATAGCATCAGGAGTAAAAAAGGTTACCTCCGAAAGGAGGAACGCTGGATTTACTACGAGAAATTTTCCTCAATGGGAAATGCTTGTACTTTCGAATTAGAAAGTCTGATCTTTTGGGCAATTTGCAAAAGTTGTTTAGAAGAAGTTAATCAAGGTCAAGTTTTAAGCGTCTATGGAGATGATTTAATTATCAGCTCCGAGGCGAGTGAACTTGTTGTTAACGCGATCGAATACGCAGGATTTAAAGTTAATTCATCGAAATCTTATTTCAATGGTAACTTTAGAGAGTCTTGCGGAAAAGATTACTTCAAAGGTACTGACGTTAGACCAATTTTCCTTAAGGAAGAAATCTCAAATGCTGAAAGCCTTTTTAAACTGGCTAACAGTGTCCGTCGGTATAGCCATCGCCGTAACTTTAATTACGGCTGTGATATCCGCTTTCGCACTGCTTGGCTCTGTCTTTATGACAGGTGTCCACGAGCACTTCGGTACCAAATACCTGAAGGATTCGGGGATTCTGGATTCGTCTCAAATTGGGACGAAGCCAGACCTTCCTTACGCCGACCCACCTTAAAAAAGTGGGCTGGATGGGAGGGATATGTTTATAAAGGTCTTATCAGATTACCCTTAAAAAAGGTTATGAGAGATCGTCATGGCGGTTATACTGCTGTGCTTTCGGTCATAGGCTCGGAAGAGCCTCTTCTCGGTCATCACGACTTGAGGAAGGCAACGTATCCTAAAGAAACACGAATTCATACTCACGAATGGTATGAAATTGGACCCTGGTGCTAAA